TCCACTTCCGTGTGTGCTTAATGTTTGAAAAATTGCTTGACATGCACTATCGTCGCTGTCGTCAAAACCGATAACTTCGTCTACTACTTTTAACTCTTTTAAAATTGCTACACGTTCTTCAAAAGGCATGAATGGTCTACCTTTTTTACGTGTTAGCCAATCGTCTGAATTTAATGCTACTATTAGCTTTGAACCTAATTTTTTTGCTTCTTTAAAATAGGCTATGTGCCCCGAGTGTAAGGGATCAAAGCCGCCACTAACTAATACAACATTGCTCATGTAGATATTTATATACGCAGTTTTTCAAGGTCAGCATTGTTGATAGTAAAAGTGTTAACAGCAAGATTATAATTATAATTTACTATTTGGTTATACTCTTTATCACTAATGTTAAAAGTAGAATCATTCCATACAAATTTAAAATCTTTTATAAAGTTTTTTCCTAACGGCGTTTGTCTAAATAAAACAGGAATACTTTTACAAAAAAGCGTTTCTATAAACCTGTAACTCCATGCATCGTCGTGTTGCCATTTTTTTGCTTTTTTACCTATATGGTTAGGAACTAAACTGTACTTAGTACTACAAATGGTGCTATAATATTCTTTGTCAAACATAAACTTCTTTTCTGTTCTACCAACTACAGAGTGTTTTATAATAGAATTTTTTTCAGTGAAAGGTTGTAGTAATTCTTCTCTTCCAAACGATTCAAAATGTCCTATAAAACAAAAATCATATATTTTGTCAGATGATAAATTTTTTATTTTTTCTAAGTAAATTTTAGGATATCTCAAACCAATTTTTTTACCATTTAAAGATACAGTGCCTAGCCTATGATCAACATAGACATCATAAGAATTTATATCTAACTTTTCTTCTGCTAAGGCCTGTTGCAACAATCTAAATTGTAATAGATTATGCACAGGTGTAGATGCACCTTTTGCTTTTGTATTAATCATTTAACTCTACAAATCTTTCTTTTATTAATTCTAAGTTTATATTTTTTATAGTTGAAAATTTTACATCTTCTAATTTATCTATTACTGTATATTCTACTCCAACAGATGCAAAGTAGTCTTTGAATTTTATATCGTTGCCTTTTAATTTATTAGAAAACCTTAGCCATGCTGCTGGTATATCATAAGCATGAGCTGCTATTACGCCATGTAAAGAGGTAGAAACAATTTGTCTGCATTTTGATATTTCTTTGGCTACGTGTAACGGATCAGGATTGTTTACATTAATTATATTGTATGTTGGGTATTTTTCTTTAATTACTTCATAGTCTACGTAATGCGGAACTAGTCCGATGTCGTGTTCTTTAGCACTTTCTTTGCAAAAATAAGGTAGAAGCAATGCACTGTCGCCATATATTTCCGGACATTTTCCACCTAATTCTAATATTCTATTTCTTGTATGAGGTCCCCTAACGAATCTATAATCTGCACGTGGATTTAATATGTGCTTTGTATGCATTAATCCTGAACCTAATACGATCATATTATCTGTAGCACGATGTATAATAGAGCCAATACACATTGCATTTGCTTTTTGAGATTCGCTAACCATTGTATACTTTAAACCAAAATAATCTAGTACATATGGTGTAAGTATGTCTCCAAAATTAGGTCTAGAGTTTGACCAATAAACTTTTAGTTCCATCCAAAAATATAATCCTTTCTTACATTAGTAAGTTGTATTGCTCCTAAACTTTTTAAAAATTCTCCTGCGCAATACTCTGTATCAGGATGTTGCTCAACTACAATAATAGGTTTGTATTTTAATATAGTATCTTTTGCACCTTCAAGAACTTGTAAATCATGTCGTTCGCAATCTACTTTCAGTAATCCAAATTTTGGTAAATTTAGATCGTCTATTTTTTTAATTATTATTGGACCTGTGCCTACTTTAGCAACATGACTTGCTCCAGTGTTTGTTTGATTAAATTCCATTTCTATATTACTGTTAACATTACCTACTGCGTGTTCATATATTGTTACAGGTAAATCTTTTACGTTTAGTTTTAAGCATTCAAGGACCTGTTTCATAGGCTCAAATGCAATTACACTATTAAACTTTTTTGTTAGAGGCTTAGCCCATAAGCCTACGTTTGCCCCCACATCTATAGCAATACCAAAATCTTTAACATACTTGTATGCTTCGTCTCTTACGTCATTTTGATATTCAGCTATGCCTCCTCTATCAACCTGTTTTTTAATTAACCTAGCAAAATGGGTATCAGTATCTGGCATGTAATATTCGTAAACTTTTTTCATTTAATAAATCCTCTAAATGGAATCAAATACTTCTCTGTAGTTTTTTGTTCTCCTTTAAGAGTTAAAAAAACTGTATCAGGTTTTGGTTTTGCTATTCTCATCCATTTATTATCTAATGGTTTGTATTGATACTTATGTGCCAAACTTGATAATATGTCTTGATCACGACCCCATTTCCAATCATCAATATCAACTTCTAATAATTTCTCAGCATAATTATGTCTAAAATTATCACTTCTAAACGCAACTAATCCTGCAAGCCATCTGTCTGCTTTATGATGCTTGAGTACGTGCTGGTATTGAAAAATAGAACTGAAATCATCTATGCTGAAAGGCCTTGCGCAAATAGTGTCAGCATCTAGTGTAATTACCTGTTCTTCGAGTGGTATTTTTGCTACTTGTAAAAAGCGGACTGCCTGCAAATAAGCAATTTTAGAATCATCTGTTTTGAAACTTCTAGTTTCAAATGTGTAATCTACAAAAGGTAATTGTATAAGTTTATCGTGGTTAACAATATGACATCGAAGTGCAATTTGAGGACAATGGAAATTTATACTTTTGAGAAGATTTTCTGCCCAATCATTGTAGTAATTTTGATCACAAGCAACTAAGATACTAAATTTATACATTTTTATTTTTGCATATAAAAATTACATGATTCCTAAATTTATCAGTATCTATAACATTAAAATATTTCTCTATAAGTTTTTCTGTGTATTCTAAAGATTGTAAATTTTTATTTTTAATAGATTCTGATTTGTGTGCTAGTTTCCAAAAAGTAAAAATATATTTTTTACTACTACTGTTAATTGTTGAAAAGAACTTTTCTAAATTATCAAGGTATTCTAACACACCACTAGCAACTAAATAATCCCAAGGTCCGTTAGGTAGGATAAAGTTAGTGTTTAAGTTGATTTCTATATCACACAGAGGTTGTTTATAATCTACACCTAGATATTTCTTTGGACGTATGTAATTTAGTAAATCTTTTGATCCGCAACCTAAATCAAGCACGTTTGTATTATTTTCTATAAATTTACTAATTTGTTTATTTCTACCAGTCCATTTTGGATTAAGTGTAGAACTTTGTGTAGGAATAAAATTTGTCAAATTGCAGCGTCCTCCATACCTGCAACTCTTAGTTTTACAACGTTAGTAATTTGCCATTGCTTTTGGTCAAGTGCTTTGAGAACGCCTAACCATTTGTTGCGTAGAAGGGCAAACTCGTTGATAATTTTTTCGTAGTCAACAACGTCTGCTTCACCGTCAACGTATTTTTCAACGTCACGGCTTGACAGAGCTCGTTGATAGTTTTCAAGATATTTTTTGAAATATGAGCTACGTAATCTACGTAGCTCAATATTTAAGTAGTTTAAGATTGCTTCAATTTCTTGAAGTTGATTGAAACGATGTTCAACAATGCCTGGCATAGCAGCAGCTGATTTTTCAACATTACCTACAAGTTTACATTCGTAACGAGCATCAGTTAACTCGTTCTCAAAATGCGCAATTGCATCGGGTATTTTGTTTATATCGCGGCTTACCTCACTATACCAACCCATTGATTAATCCCAATCGTCTTCTTCTGTATCTTCGTTATCTAAATCCAAATAATAATGAATAGCTTCATCTAGTACTAAATCATGACCCATTGCTTCTTTCAGAGTCTCGTCATTTACTCCGTAATCTGCGCATAAATCAATAAAACGTTCTGCCGCCATTTCAATATGTTTTTTATCTAAATATTCTTTGAATGATGTCCAAATATCAGCAATTAATTCTTCATTCATTAACTGTGTCCTCGATAAGATTGTCGTCAGTTGCTTCTTCGTCAACTTCAGAGGTATTTACCACAGAAGTCTCCTTAATTAAGTAATCTGACATTACCTTGTCGAGTAAGTCACCTTTCCAGTTTTTTCGGTATTCAAGAATTTCTTCTCCGTCAAGTGTTGTATACTTAAGACGATTACCTTGTTTTTCAATAACACCTTTTGCTTCAAACAATTCAAGTAGTCCGCTATAAGGATTCATACCTGTTTCATATGGAATCTTAACTTGCACACCTTCAAACGGCTTAGCGTAACGTGTTTTCATAACCTTACAACCAGCACGAATACCACGCACTTCTGAAATCTTATTACCATCTTCATCTTCTTTTAGTTTTAACTTCTTCATTGCAACTACAATAGATGATGCATAGATAAAACCTTGACCACCTGAAATCTTATCATCTGGGTCAAACATATCTTGCGATGCGTAAGTGTGATTAGTACATACAAGTCCTACGTTGTGTGAGCCAATCATGTTAACTGTGTTACGAACCAGTGAAGTCAATGCCTTAGGCTTACGACCCATATCACCTTTCATATCACCTTTGTTAAACTGATCTACATCAGTAGGTGTTAACAACATACCTAAACTATCAATTACAAACAACACTTTAGGACGTTCTTCTTCGTCCATCGCTTTATAATCTGTCATAAATGTTGATATAGTTTTTGCTACATCATCAATCATTGACATGTTAAGTTTAAGTAACTTTTCTTCCGAAGTGTCTACATCAAGTGCTTGTAGCCAGGCTTCGTCGAGTGCGTTCTCTGAATCAATAAGAACTACAAAAATGCCTTGATCTTGTGCTGCTTTTACAATGTTACCTGAACAGATATATGATTTGCCTGCTCCACTTTCGCCTGCAAATACTGTTACCTTACCCATTGGCACACCTTTATGGAAATCGCCTGAGATAAGATAGTTGAGTGCATAATTGCCTGTGCTGATCCAATCAGTAGGATCATTAAAGCCGGCGCTCATGCCTTGAATTGATTTTGTCAAAGAATTACGAAACTTTGACGGATCGAATGCTTTTGTTGCCATGTTATTCTCCTATACTAAAAAGCGTAAAGTAACCCCCCGATTTGAGCAGACTATGTCCTAGGCTTGAGGGGTATTGTTAATTACTGTGCTTGACGTGATCTAATCATTGCAAGAATATCTTCTGCGCCGCCACTTTCTGCAGGAGCCGCTTCAGCCGCTGGTGCTGGAGTTGCTTCTGGTGCTGCCTCTGCTACTGGAGCAGGCGCTGCCTCTGCTTTAGG